CGCTTCGGGGCCGCATGCCGCGACGCCACCACAGGTCGGCATCAAGTACGCGTTGCCGCCTCCTTCACCTTCTCCAGGAGCCTAAGTCATGGCCGGTCCCTTTCAGCCCCTCAATCAGCAAGTCGCGCTGCCTAGCGCGGACAGCGGTGGCGCGGACGGCTTGGTGCTGTTCAACGCGCAGTCCACGTCCCAGACCAGTCCTACGGTCCAGATCGTTGCCACGCCGGTCGTGCTCAAGGCGTACAACCTGCAGGAGGGGCAGAGCGTTGCGATCAACAACTACTACGCGCAGACGAACCAATCCTCGCCCTATACCCGCGCGGGTACGGCGGTGGTCCTGACGCCGGACAACACGACGGAGGTGCTGTTCCTGACCGGTGCTTACCAGCTGGTCTTCACGGGCACACTCGGCACGCTGGTGGTGACAGGCACGCCGCTACCGCAGGTGAATATCGTGGGACAGGATGCTGACTTGGTCAGCCTGCTGCGTTCGCCAGTGGCCTTCCCCAACCCCTTGTTCGGCCCGTCGAGCACGGCGATCGTCAGCACCAAGGTGCAGGTGGGTCCGACGCCCATGGTATTTCGTGCGTATGGGCTGAGCGGCGATCAGAGCATCACCGTGCTAAACGTCTTCTCCCAGAACGGCACGGACACCGTGGTGCCGCTGAGTGTCGCCGGCGTGGACGCGACGATCACGGCGACCAACAACCAGCTGGTGCTGGATTTGTCGGGCACCTATGCCTTCCAGATCGAGACGCCGATCACCGGGCTGGTGCTGATCGGTCAGGAGACGGCGGCGGCGTCGCTTGACCCCTACACCCTCTACGAGACGCAGGTGGCCTCGGAAGCGGCCGTGGCCGCAGCCGCCGCAGCGCTTGTTTCCCAGAATGCCGCTGCGGCATCCGCTACCAGTGCCGCTACGTCGGCTTCGACGGCGTCGGCGGATGCGACGAGTGCAGGAGCTTCGGCCACCAGCGCCACAGCCTCGGCAGCGACAGCGACAACGCAAGCGGGTATTGCGACGACCCAGGCCACCAATGCAGCAGCCTCCGCGACGGCGGCAGCAGGCAGCGCGACAACGGCCGGGACGGATGCGACCAATGCCGCCGCGTCGGCGTCGACGGCATCGACAGCGGCGACGACAGCGACCACCCAGGCAGGCCTCGCCACCACACAGGCAACCAACGCGGCGACCAGTGCGTCGACAGCGTCCGCCGCGGCCACCACGGCGACGACCGAAGCAGGTACAGCGACCACGGCGGCCACCACGGCGACGACGCAAGCGGGTAACGCCTCTACCAGCGCCAGTGCGGCGGCCAGCAGCGCGAGTGGCGCAGCTTCCAGTGCAGCCAGTGCAGCGACCTCCGCGGCCAGTGCGGCCACTTCGGCGGCCTCCCCGCGTACTCATCCCTCGCAGGTGATCAACTCCAGTAGCGGCGTGGTCACTATCAATCTGGCCAGTAACGTCGAGGACTACTACCTGACGCTGACGGAAAACGTCACGAGCTGGGTATTCCAGAATGCGCCGGCCTCGGGCTTCGACGTGAAGATCAACGTCATTCTGCAGCAGGCGGCGTCAGCCAAGACCTGCGTATCTCCAGCGACCTCGGGCCATACGTCGGGCGGGGCGTGGACGGTAAGTGCGACAGTCAACTCGGTCCAGTGGCTTGACCTTGTCGTCAACAGCGCAGGTACGGTAAAGATGCTGCCCGAAGCGGTGCTTGCATAATGCAGAATGCCAACCTCTCGACCGGCCGCCGGCTTGTCAGTGTCCCTACCGTCGCGGTGGGCGGCACGGACGAGCTGGTGCTGTTTGGGCGGTACGCGACGAGCCCTATTAGCCCTATGGTGCAGGTAGGTAATGCGCCAGTGGTGTTGAAGGCGTATGGGCTACTGGATGGCGAGACGGTGACGGTGCAGAATTTCTACGCACCGACAGGGACGATGGTGCCCTACAGCTACAAAGGCAACCCCACTGTTCTGACCAACCAGCAGTCAACCGCGGTGCTGGCGATCACGGGCAATTACAAGCTGGTGTTTGCTGGCGCGGCCCTGGGCAATGTGCTGGTGACGGCGACGACGCTCAGTGGCAAGAACGAGAGTGTGGATCTCGGGGCGCTGCGCAGCCAGCTAGCTAATCCGAATCTTTACTTCGGGCCGGGCGTTACCAGTACGCTGAGTCAGAAGGTGCAGGTCACCGGCGCGCCTTGGGTATTCCGTGCGTACGGGCTGACAGCAGGCGTGACGATCCAGGCGCTGAATGTGGTGCAGACGGAGGCCGGGGAGACCACAGCTCCGCTGACGCAAGCGCTAGAAACGTACGAATTGTCGGAATCCGACACCACGATCGTGCTGGAGCTGGCTGGCAGCTATCGTTTCCAGGTGACGGGCGATCCGACGGGCGTGCTGCTCGTCGGCAATGAAAATCCCATCCTCTTCATCGACCCCTATATTCCGCAGGGCCCCCCTGGTCAGCAAGGCCCACCAGGGACGGGGGTGACGGTTATTGTCGCTACAGCGCAGACGAGCTTGTCGGGCGAAAGTGTCGTGGCTATCGCCAACGGCTACGCCTATTATCCTGACCTGACCAATCCCGAGGACGTAAGCAATATCGTAGGGATCACGCTGGAGGCAGCAGCAGAAGGGGCCTCTGTACAAGTGACAACAAATGGCTCTTTTACCGAGAGCGCATGGAGCTGGTCGCCAGGACTCATCTTCTGTACGGTGTCGGGTGGCCAGCTAACGCAGAATCCCGCGAGCGACGGGGCGATTATCGAGGTGGCCAAGGCCACGACAGCAACCACTATCCAGACCGGCATCGGCCTGGCCATTTTGAGGTAACGACGTCATGGCTGGAAACACCTATCTTGCACGCGACACCACGACGCAGCTTCCGAAGGAAGTCGCGGCTTCACAGACTTCAGCAGGCGCGGGTAGCGCAGGGCAGATTGTTGCCCTGAATTCATCGGGGGTTCTCGACTCCACACTATTTCCCGCAGGTTTCGGCGAGGCGTCGATAACGGCGGTGGCTTCGGAGGCGTTGGCCGCAGGAGCAATGGTTAACCTCTGGTCCAATGCGGGAGTACTTAATGTGCGTAATGCGAATGCGACGGACGCTACCAAGCCCGTTTCAGGGTTCGTTACTGCGGCTTTCGCCTCTTCGGCAACAGCGACAATTTATTTCTTCGGCCAGATCGTAACGGGCGTCTCGGGCCTGACGATCGGCGCGCCGGTGTACCTGGGTACGACAGCAGGTGTAGTAACGCCGACGGCACCGAGTGCCAGTGGCAACTTGGTATGTGTGCTGAGTCAGGCAGCGATCAGCGCCACGTCATTTGTGCTGGAAAAGGTGAGTTCGATCATTCATGCCTAATGCGCTGATTCGTGACCCTACGACGCAGTTGCCCGCTGATTTTTCGGCGGGCTTCCTTGCGCCACCGGAATACATCGACGACCTGGAACTACAGTACGCCAATACGGTCGGCCTTAATGTCATGCCAGGATCGTGCTATATCCCATCGCTGGGCTACGCCGTCAATAATCCATCGACGATTTCTCTTTCCAGCATGACGGTGACAGGAGGTACCTGGTATCACGTCTACGCTTACATGTCGGGAAGTACTTTCTCCGCGGAGTACAACACGACAGCACCCGTGGCTTATTCGGGCTCACAGGGCTACACCAAGACGGGCGACAATTCGCGACGATACCTTGGTAGTTTTTACGCCCTTTCGAGCATCAATATCGCCAAGTTTTTGCAGACTGGTAATACGGTGCAGTGGCTGGCTACCGTCACGCTGCTATCCGCTGGAACGAATAGCACCGCATATACTTCAGGGTCGCTTAATGTGGTGACAGCGGGTGCTGCGCCAGTCACTGGACGCAGTCTTTCTCTGCGTTTGGTTAATCAAGCGACCGTAGGAAGTGTCGGTTTATCTAATGCCGATGCCGCTCTGACGATACCTTCCGCCTTGGTCGTCATGATGCCATCGACCAGCGGCTATGCACCGATGCCTATAAGCCAAGGCACTAGTCCGGGTACGATCCAATACTGCTACACAGCAACGCCTACCGGGGCGTCTGTAACTATTGCTGTTATTGGGTATACCTTCAACCGATGACTCCCTACCGCCAACAGCACAAAGCAACGTGGTGGCAAGCAGTTGCCCTGTCGGCCTGCCTGAGTGCCGTGGGTTTCGCTTCGGTCCGTTTGGTGGACACGTACCGTTCCAGTGCTGTAAGTACCGCGCAAATACCCGATATCCTTACCCGTCTGGGTGCCCTCGAAGCGAGAAAGTGTCCATGACTGCTGCCCGTAAAGTGATCGTCGAGCACCCCGCGCATCGTAACTTGGTGCGCGCAGCGCGTGAACTAGGGAAAGCCAAATTGGTTGACGGCATACCTGACTCGGCTATCTATCTCATCGAAAATGCGGATTCTCTGGTGCGTGGGTCGATTGATGTGTTGCTCGAACTCGATCCTCTGAAGAGCGAGTTGGGAACCATTGTCATGTTTCTCAGGGAATCATTAACCCGGCGTATGGAGAAAGTCGAAGGGGAGATGCGCGAGGTGTACGAGATTACCGACGAGTACTTGCTTGGGAAGGCGGCGCAAAGGGCATTTGCGTTGCCTCGCATGTTCACTAAAGGGGATGGCACATGAAGATGATCCAGCTGGGCGTTCCGCTACACCGTCTGTGGAGCCTTCGCTTCAGTATCGCGGCGACAATCTATAGTGCCGCCGCTGGCGGCTGGGAAGTCATGCCGCATGACTGGCGTCCCGACTTGACCCATACCGAGCAGATGATCCTGGCCGGCATTGGTGTGCTTATCCCAGCTGCTGCGGCCGTGTCCCGCGTGATTGCGCAGCCCAGCTTGCACGAGCCGCCTGCGTCGCCGGACGATCCAAAATGCTAGACACAGCGACGCTTGCCTCGTGTACGGGCGCGAGTGTGGCCAGGGCTACATTGTTTGTGGATAGCCTCAATGAGGCCATGCAGGCGTATGAGATCAACTCAACTGCCCGGCAGGCGGCGTTCCTGTCAGAGATCGGGTATGAGTCTGGGTATCTTGTCTACACGACGGAGCTGTGGGGGCCGACGCCGGTGCAGCAGGGCTATGAAGGCCGGGCAGATCTAGGCAACACGCAGCCGGGAGATGGACCGCTGTTTCGCGGGCGCGGACTCATCATGATCACGGGCCGCGCGAATTACACCGCAGCGGCGGAAGCGCTTTGCTTGGACTGTGTTAACCAACCTACGCTGTTGGCTATGCCTGAATGGGCCTCGGTAAGCGCCGCTTGGTGGTGGTCGACGCATGGTCTAAATACGCTGGCGGATGCGGGCAACTACGAAGCCATCACCCGAACGATAAATGGCGGACTGACAGGGTATGAAGGTCGGTGTACGCTATGGGCGCAAGCCAAACAAGCACTGGGAGTAGGCACATGAATTTTTTCAAGCGATTGAAGGCAGCATGGCTGGTGTTGGTCGGTAAGTGGGAAGTGCTCGAAAAGGCCGAGCTGGTGAAGATCAAAGCTGACGCCAAGGCGGCCGAGAGTAAGCTGCCATGATGGCGTCGATCTACGCGAAGTTGGCTGGCGTGTTGCTGATCCTGGCTTTGTTCGCTGGGACATTCCTTTGGGGTGACCATCACGGCACGGCCAAAGTGCAAGCGCAGTGGGACGCTGCCAAAGTGGTGCAGCAAGTAGCCGTAGCCAAAGCCGAAGCTGCCAGCGCAGCCCAAGCGAAGGCACAGCAAGAATCGTTCAACACTCTTGAGGCCAAGTATGAAACAGCTATTCAACCAGCGCCGCTTCTATCTGCCGCTCTGCCTGCTGCTCTTGCCGCTGGCACTCTCCAGTTGCGCGACCCAACCGTGTGCCCAAGTCGTGGCGACGTCAGCGCCGCTACCGCCGCTTCCCGCGCCGCTGATGCTGCCGCCACCCAAGCCCTTGCTGACCGCGCCACAAATTCAATCGCGGCTGTTCGTATCGGGGACGCCGCCGATGCCCGCGAGCGCCAGCTCGACGCTCAAATAGTCGGGCTTCAAGGACTGCTTAAGGCGGAGCGACAGCCCACGCCATAGGTATAGCTATTCAAAGTCAAGGTTTTAGCGTACGGTTTCGCTCCATCCACCCGTTACCCCATCAGGAGACCATCGCCATGGTCGCGTTTAACGACAAGAAAAAGAGCACGGTCCCGAGCAACGACAAGGGGTTCGGGCGTGGCAGCAGCATCAACCAGAACATGCCCGTGTCGCCGAATCAGTTCGGTAATGGCATGACGCCCTACAAGACCAACGTGAAATCCGAAGGTGGATCACCCATGCGCAAGCCCGAGCAACCCAAGTCCATCAAGACGATGAACAAGACCTTCCCGGCGCAGGTGCCGATGAAGGGCGGTGGCAAGAGCAAGGTGGGCATGCCGCAGTCCAAGAACGTGGCGACCATCAAGACCATCAAGGGCAAGAAGCGCGGATGAGTCTCAGCGTCGATGCACAGCGCCGCCTCGATAGCCTCTTGGCTGGACATGGCGGCGCTGTGCTGAGCGACTGGCTCACGGACGAGCTGGAGCAAGTTAAGGGGGCATTATGCGTGGCACCGCTCGAGCGACTACAACGGCTTCAGGGTGAGGCGGCGGCCTACACCAAGTTGCTGTCCAAACTAACCAAGGGTAGGGAGTAAACATCATGGCACTTGCCGCACCATCCAAGCTTCCCGCAGCGCAGCAGAAGCGCCGCGAAGCGCTCGTCACGCTGCACACGCCGCCGGCCGAAGTGGTCGACCCCGTTGTTACCCCGGCAGAGCCTGTTGCCGATCCTGTAGTGCCTGTTGCCGAAGCGCCGGTGACGTTGGCTCAGGCGGAAGTGACGGAGCTGCGTGCAGCCGCCGCGGATACCGCGCAGGCGCGCCGTGCGGCGGAGCTGGCTGTGCTGGAAGCGAACGAAGCGAAAGCCCGCTTGACAGAACTTGAACGTGCGCGTAATGAACAGCCCAGGGTCGTCGCGCCGCCGGATCTGGGGTTCGACGCCACGGCAACGGAGTTCACCCCGGCAGAGCGCGAGACCTTCGATGAGCTTTCTGAAGGGTTTGTGGTCAAGGTGGTTCGGCGGGAGCTGGCAGCCGCGTTCCAGAAGTACGGATCGCACATCGACACACGGCTCGAAGGTGTGGAGAAAGCGGCAACCACGGCTACCGTAACGCTGCAGCGATCCGCCGAAAAGAATTTCATGGCGAAGGTACAGGAGAATATTCCCGATGTAGGCAAGCTGGTGGGGCATACAGACTTCAAGAGCTGGATGAAGGAGTTCGTGCCCATGACCAACACGACATTCGACCAGGCGCTGGCAGAGGCCCATCGAGTGGAGAACCTTCAGGCAGTCATCGACATTTTCGATGTGTTCCGCAAGAAGGTCGGGTTGGTCAAGCCCAGTACGGCAGGGTACGCAGGCGCAGCCGGTTCCGCTGCTGCCATAGAGCCAGCCGCCGCGGCCGTCGGTAAGCGCTTCACCATGACCGAACGCAAGCAGATGAGCGAGAAGCTCCGCAAGAAACAGGTTTCGCAACAAGAGTTCGACACGTACAAGGCGGAGTTTGACAAGGCGAACGCAGAAGGCCGCGTCGATCCGTAAACCCACACACCCCGGTTGGGGTTAGTCCACGAGGAAGAAGTCCATGGCCATCCCAGCCGCCGCAGGTTACCCGCAGTATTCTGGCAATCTCATTACCCCGCTGTTCTCGATGGACCTGCTGGAGCGGTTCTACGCCAGCACCATCTACAGCGAAATCTCCTCGACCGAGTATACCGGCGAGCTGGAGAAAGGCGGCGATCAGATCACCTTCTGGCGTGAGCCGCGCGTGCGGGTTCGTGATGCGATCAAGGGCCAGCCGATCCAGCATGACACGATCGAGTCTGATCCGATCACCATGACGATCGACCAGTCTAAGGATTTCTCGATTGCGATGTCGCAGGTGGATGAGTTCCAGATCCAGAACTTCCCGACCTGGAAGGAGCGCTTCCTGCAGTCCGCTGGCCGCGAGCTGGCCATCGCTATCGACGGCCCGCTGATGACCGAGATGTACACCTCGGTGGACATCCACAACCAAGGTGCGACCGCGGGCAAGAAGTCTGGCAATATCAACCTCGGCACCGTCGGTGCCCCGCTTGCCATCACCAGCGCCAATATCACGCAGATTTTTGCACAGGTGCATCAGGTGCTGGACGAGCAGAACGCACCGACCGACAACCGCTTCATCACGGTGCCGCCGGCTGGTATCACCGCGTTGCGCAATAGCGACTTGCGTGCAGCGTACTTGACCGGTTTGAGCTGGTCGCCGCTGACCAATGGTAAGTTGCCAGACGAAGTGATGGGCTTCACCATCATGAAGTCGAACCTGATCCCGCAGGCGACGGATGTGGGCGTCAACCTGCTGGCCTACCACGTCGTCGCCGGCGTCAAGAACGCCACAGCTTTCGCTGCGCAGATCGAACAGACCCGCGTGATCGAAGACAAGGACGACTGGGATCGCTACTACCAGGGCCTGACCGTCTACGGCTTCAAGGTGCTGTACGACGACGCGCTCGTCCACGTCTACTGCACGTTCTCCTGATCGCGCAGCGTAACCCCCTCCCCAACAGGATCAAGGCATCATGAGCACTCGTGAACTGTATATCGGTGGTGGCCCCGCCTATAACTACCCTGGCATGGCGATGTTCCCGCGCGCAGCGTTTAGCGCCACGGACCCGAACATGCTGGCGCTCACCACGTCGTCCCAGAACGGGGTGACTCGGGTGCTGGACTTCGAGTGGGATGACTCGCTGAAGCAGTACGTGGCGGCGCAGGCTACGGCCGGCACGCCCATCGCTGCTTCCGACATTCTGGGCATCGCCTTGCTGCCACCGAATGTCCTGTTCCTCGGCATCTACGTCTCGGTCAGCCGACCGCAGGCCGGTGTGGTTCTCACGCCAAGCACCCGCAATGGCGAACTGACTTTCCCGGCGATCAACTGCGGTGCGATCCAGCTTGGGCAGTTCGCTGCTCCCGATGCGACCTCGTGGGTGACGGGCGGTCCCGGCGCTGAAGTTGAATCGGTAACCTTGACTGCGGCAGGCTCGGGCTATACCACAGCGCCGACGGTGGCCTTCTCGGGCGGCGGTGGCACCGGGGCGGCAGCGACGGCCAACCTCGTGGGTGCAGGCTTGTCCGGCATCTCCGTGGCCAACGGCGGCACGCTCTACACGTCCCCGACGGTAGCGATCACTGGTGGTGGCGGTTCGGGTGCGACGGCAACAGCGACGGTATCGAGCGGCGTGATTACTGCCTTTACCGTGACCGCCGCAGGCACGGGCTATACCTCACCCCCGACGGTTACCGTGTCGGACAGCACCGGTTCCGGAGCGCATGGTGTGGCGGCAGTGACGGCCTCGGCCGTGGCCAGTGTCACGGTGATCAATCCGGGCTCGGGCTATACCTCGGCGCCGACCGTGGCCTTCTCCGGTGGTGGCGGCACGGCAGCGGCAGGTACGGCGGTTCTTTCGGCCGCAAGCCAGACGGCGGGTATTTCGGGGGCGACGTTCAACAACGCCCCGGACATCCTGGACTTGACGGTGACGGCGCTGCCGGTGACCAACTTCGGCAACTTGCGGGTGACCATCGCTCCCAAGCTGATGAGTTTCCCCGTCGGCCAGCACTGAGCGAGTAAGATCGCGCTGACGCTGTGAACCTTAGAGGGGGCGCCTATCGCCCCCTCTTTTCTTGGGAGAAAGCACCATGGCTTTTGTGAAGGCGGGGCACCGGTACTACTACAACAACACGTCGGGCGCGGTCTATCCGTGGAGCCCCGATCTGGAGAAGGTCAAAGGGTTGACGCTGTTCCACGCGCCACGCGACGGCGAGTTCGATACCAGCATGACCCTGGCTGGCGAAGCGCCGCAGGAAGTACCGGCAGCCCCGAAGCGCGCCCCGGTAAAGAAGGCTCCGGCCAAGACCGTAAGGTACATAGGTGCTGAAGCGCCGCCTGTGCCCGGCGAAAGCCATACGGTGGAAGTCCCCACGGCCTCGGGCTCGGCGACAATCCCGGCGGTCAATCTCACCTCCAGCGATCTGATTGACGAATGAGAACGGTCCAGAGTGTCATCTATGCCGCCTCGGTGCAGCTGTCGGATCAACGACCGCGGCAGGAGTACACGCGCTGGACGCAAGCCATGCTGGTGCAGTACCTCAATGACGCGATGGCGGAGATATCCAGTATCCGGCCGGAAGCGTTCGCCCTGCGTCGGTGGGTGGAGTTGGTGCAGGGGTATATCCAGACGGTGCCCGAAGGCTGCATGCAGTTCGTCAAGATCGAGCAGAACCCCGATGGCACCATGGCCTATGAAGGCGATGCTGATCTACTGAAGTCGATGGGGACGACACCGCCCAAGCTGGTGCGGCTGCGCTATGATGCTGACGGCAACGTGATCTTCAACGTGCGGTCCTACTCGATCGACTCCACTGACCCCAAGACCTACTACATCAGCCCGCCGGTGCCGCGCGGTGTCACAGTCAACGTGCTGGCATCGTTCGTGCACAACCCATGGCATTACTCGGTGCAGAACTTGGCCGAGCCCGTGGACGTCGCGCCGGGCATCTTCAATCTGGCACAGGATTACATGCTGGGGCGCGCCTACGAGATCGACAGCGAGTCGGCCGAGTCCAAGAGCAACAGTGTCAAGCACTTCCAGCAGTTCTACCAGTTCTTCGGGCTGAACTACAAACAGACCAGCGCCTACCAGTCGCAGAACTATGGTGGCAATACGGCAGGCGGTAACGCGGCGACCGGCTCATGAGCTACGACACCGAGTATGACGAACAGGGCAACGCGATCGTCCCATTGGATTCGCTGCTGCCATCGGTACTGATGCGGGTATCGGCCATCCCCTACGAGTTGGCTGTGCAGATGCTGCGGGTCAAGTACAACGAGTTCGCGCGCAAGGTGGGTAACGTGCGGATGGTGCTGCGTATCGACGTGCAGAAAGGTGTCAACCGTTATCCGCTGCCGATCCCACCGGGGCATTTCCTGCATACGGTCAAGGCGATTTCGTTCGGTCGGCATCATGGCGGGTATCGTATGGCGCTGCCGGATTACTGGCGCGGCTGGAACGGCATGTACCGCGGTCAGCGCTATAGCATCGACGAGTCTAATGCCCTCGTGCTGGACATGGAGCCAAAGCGCGACGAAGAGCAGCCCATCCGCGTGCATGTACAGCTAGTGCCCGATGCCGACTGCCAAGACATGCCGGCGGATATGGCAGCGATGTATGGTGACGCGATCGCGGCAGGTGTGGCTGGCGAAGCGATGAATATCCGAGGCAAGCCGTGGTATGACCCCGGCAACAGCGTGCGCGTCATGAAGTTGTTTTACCAAGCCATCACCGATGCACGCGCCAACGCTGAACGCGGTAAGCTTGGGGTCGCCTACATGAGGACGCGTCGATGGACTTGAGGATTGGCCAGGTATCGACGGATGCGCCACGACTGAATGTCCAGACCATCCCTCGGTCGGACGTCGTACTCAGCGAGGTTGAACTGCTGATTCGCCGTGTGGGTGAGCCGGCGGACTACGCGACCTACAGCCCCATCAATATCGTGGGCAACGTGCTCACGTTCCAGTTCGATACTCTGCTGTTCGATAATCTCTACGGGCGCTATGCCGGCACGTTGTCGTTCAATGGCACGCCCTACGCCTCGCTACAGTTCCAGTACACTTCGGCGGTGTCGATCAACCCGGCACTTCAGCTGTCGACGATTGGTCCCTACAAGAAAGACCGTGAGTACGCCGATCCGAACTGGAGTGGCACGGGTATCGCAGGACCCGGCACATTCATCGGGCTGAAGGATTGTCCCAAGACGTACGCCGGAGCTTCAGGCAAGCTACTCTCGGTGCGATCGCTGGAGAATGGGATTGAGTTCGTCGGATTGGTCGCCGGGGATAATATCTCGGTGGTGGCCACCGAGGGCAACATCGTCATCGCGGCGACCGGCCCTGAAGCTAGTGGGGTAGACTCGGTCGTTGCTGGGTCTAACATATCCGTGAACGACACCGATCCTTCTAATCCGGTCATCAGTGGACCGCCCATTTACCAAGCAACTATGGTGCCTGCGGCGCCTAGCCAGAACGGGGTATTGATGGTCTACCTAGGCCAACTAGCAGGTAATCCTAGCACTGGCGGTGCTGCTTATTCCTTGAACGGTGGATGGATCGACTTATTTTCCGGCGGCGCTGTCCCGGTAGGAACTTGACGATGACCATGATAGCAACTCCCGGTGTGGTCGGCGTGCTGCAGTCGGGCGCACCCGGCTCAGCCTTGGTCATGACAGTGGACGGTGCCTATGCGACTTACCTGACCGGCTTGCTCGTCGGCGGAGCGTGGACCTACGCAAAGTCCCGTGTAGGCAACGCGGTGGAAAATATCAAGATCACGGGTATTACTGCACAAGTCATCACGGTAGATCGCGCACAAGATAATACTTCGCCACTATCTCTCGCCACCGGCGCGGAGCTAGAGTTTGTCATGGGAGCCAGTGCCGTAGCGGACCTGATTGCTGCCGCTTCCATGGCGCCGGCCATTACTATTTCAGGTGCGGGGGCGGCGGTCGTGACAGAGCCCACGACGAACAATTACGTCGTGACGGTAGCGGCAACGGAACTCACCAGTACCGGCGGCTCTCTTGTCGTCACCTCGACAGGCGAGAATCTCTTCAACGCAGAAGTCAACACCAGCACCATCGGCTGCTGCGCCAGCAGCTAATCAGGAGCACGACGTGGCCTATAAGAACGCGCATGGGGTATCCGGGTATCTCACCCAGCCTCTGCCTGCGTCGCTCACGGCGACGACGATGCAGCTCGATGCCTCAAGCGCGGCACAGCTGAAGAACTTGTTGGGCTCGCCTGACTGGACCTTCATGCTGATCGGCACGGGCGCGACCTGTGAAGTGGTGCAGGTATTCTACAGCGCCTCGACCAACTTCCCCATCACGCGCCAGCAGGATGGCAGCCTGCTCAACGCCCACGTTCGCGGCGATCCGGCTCATTTCGAGCTGACAGCGTTAGCTGTCGCGGCGGAAGTGACCCCGGTGCCCATGACGGTCACGGGTGAGAATCTGGCCGTCGTATCGACGAGTGGCCTGGATGTCAGTATTAATGTGGCGGAACCTGCTTTCACAGGTAGCGGCTTGGCCATCACAGGCAGCTGGCCAAGCCTCACGTTCACCGTGACCGAAGACGATACCAGCTGCTGCGGGGGATCGAGCGGCGGCGGAAGTGGCGGCATCACCAGCATATACGGCTCGGGCCTGGCTGAAGCGGCGCAGAGCGGAGCCATCGTCACTATCACCGTACCGGAGCCGGCCTTCACTGGCTCGGGCATCAC